CGGGCGAAGTCTTTGTCCGCCTTGTAAAGCAACAGTTTGGCTCTAGCGGTGTTCCTCTTGGCCTAGAGGTCATTGAGTCTGATCTTCTCGACGATGATTACACCGGCTTTGAGTCAAACGGCAACCGCGTCAGGATGGGCGTTGAGCTAGACGAATGGGGACGCCCTGTTGCTTATCACTTCCTGAACTATCACCCAGGTGATTATCAGTTCAGTTACAGCGAGATTGCGAAGAAGCGTCGCACACGCATCCCCGCCGACGAGATCATTCATCTTTACAGCATTGACCGCCCAGGCCAGACACGAGGTGTAACGGCATTTGCTTCGGCGATCATGCGCTTAAACAACCTCAAGGGATTTGAGGAAGCCGAGATCATCGCTGCTCGTGCAAGTTCGGCAATGATGGGTTTTGTCCGCACTCCTGACCAAGAGTTGTTTGAGGATGGCACGTTTGACGATCAGTCGGTGCTTGACTTCTCTCCTGGCAGCATTCGTCGTCTCGCTCCAGGTGAAGAGATGCAATTCTTCTCACCTACGCGCCCAGATGATGCTTTTACGCCATTTGTTGCACAGATGTTGCGTGCCGTAGCTGCTGGCGTTGGTTGTTCTTACACGCAAGTAAGTTCTGACTTCTCCCAAAGCAATTACAGCTCTTCTCGTTTGGAGTTGATTGAAACTCGCGCTCATTACAGGACTTTGCAGCAGTACATGATCGATACGCTCTGTCAGCCTGTTTATGAGAAGTGGATCGAAATGGCAGTGATGTCAGGCGTCATGAGAATGCCTGCATTTGACATGGATCCTGATCGATATTTTGAGTCAAAGTGGATTGCTCCTGCTGCTCAATTTGTTGATCCGCAAAAAGAGGCAGAAGCTTATAAGTCATTGGTTCGATCTGGCGTTATGACTCTTTCTCAAGTCATCGCATTACATGGCGGCGATTTTGAAGAAGTGATGCGCCAACGAGCCCATGAACTTGCCACAATGGACGATCTTGGCATTATTTTGGATTCTGACCCTAGTGCAGTTGACAAGGCAGGCCAATCACAAAACCCACCAGTTGAAGAGACGCCTCACCCTGAAATCCATGAGGAAGACACCTAATGGCTAATGTCAATGGCACTGTGATCAATTTGATGCCTACTGAAGGCATGCGTGAAGAGGCCAAGCGCTATCAAGAATGGAAAGGGGAAGGTGAAGGCGGCGGCACTGATGTTGCTCGTGCTCGTGCTACTCAAATTCTTTCCGGTAATGAACTAAGTGCTGATACTGTTATCACAATGGCTGCATGGTTTGCACGCCATGAAGTTGACAAGCAAGGTGAAGGATTTAGCCCTGGTGAGGATGGTTACCCTAGCAATGGTCGCGTAGCATGGGCAGCATGGGGCGGTGATGCCGGACAATCTTGGAGCACTATGAAATCTGAAAGTATCAAAAAAGCACAAGATCGTGCTTTTGAAGATGTTGCAGTTGAGGAAGCTGTCGCAACCGAACAATTACGAGCAGAACCTGATGCTCTCAAGGTTGGTGATTTTGTTAGCTGGAATTCTTCAGGTGGCCGTGCTCGCGGACGAATCACTCGTGTGGTCAAAGACGGAACGATTGACGTACCTGATTCTTCTTTCACTATCACTGGGACTAGCGATGATCCTGCAGCGTTAATCACTGTTTATCGCGATGGCGAAGAAAGTGATACAAAAGTTGGACATAAGTTCAGCACGCTAACAAAAATTGAACCAATCCGAATGTTTGAGGGTTCATCTTTTAAGCGTGCAGCAAGCACAGAGTTTGCAGAGGCTGAAGGTCGCACTCTTGAATTTCCTTTCGCGTCTGAAATGCCAGTCGAGCGTTACTTCGGAATGGAAGTTCTGAGTATGGACGAGAAGGCTATGGACTTGTCTCGTTTAAATGATGGCGCACCCCTTCTGTACCAACACGATGCAGACAGGATCGTTGGCGTTGTTGAGCGTGCGTATATCAAAGACAAGCGCGGTTACGCCAAAGTGAAGCTTGCAAACAATGAGCTTGGCCGTGAGATGCAAGATTTGATCAAAGATGGAATTATTCGCAACGTAAGTTTCGGCTACAGGATTAACGATATGGAAGAAGATAAAAGCACAAAGCCTGTCACTTATCGGGCCACCTCTTTCCAACCTTTTGAGATTTCGCTGGTGACCGTGCCAGCGGATCAAACTGTTGGCATAGGTCGCGCTTTCACTCAAAATGAAGGCGTGTCTACGGCCTCAGCCGTAACAAGTTCACCCACTATCTCCAACATGGAAGAACAAACTCCAAACCTGGAGCTTCTTCGTGCTGAGGCCTCAGAGGCCAAGGCAAAGGAAGCCGCAGAAATGCTTGCCCTTGGTAAGCGCACTCAAAATGTTGATTTGGCCCAAGATTTCGTAATGAATTCTCGGTCACTCGACGAACTCCGTTCCGCTCTCATCGAAAAAATGGGTTCTCAAGCTAAGCCCGTTGATAGCACTGCTGGAGAGATTGGCCTTTCCGAAAAGGAAACCCGTCAGTTCTCTTGGTTGCGTGCAATCAACTATCTTTCAAATCCTGCTGACCGCGCTGCTCGCGAAGCTGCTGGTTTTGAGATTGAAGCATCCGACGCTGCTGCTGCAAAGCTTGGCCGTCAGTCCCGTGGTATCACCATTCCTCAGGACATCCTGAGTCGCGACTTGGCAACCAGCCCTGCTTCTGCTGGCGGCAACCTTGTTGCTACTGACTTACTGGCTGGTTCCTTCATCGACCTGCTTCGTAACGCTTCTGCTCTTGACCGTGCTGGCGCAACTGTGCTGACCGGCCTGACAGGCAACGTTGCAATCCCTCGTCAATCTGGTGCTGCTACCGCTTATTGGGTAGCTGAGTCCGGCGCTCCCTCCGAGTCTCAACAGACTTTGGATCAAGTGACGATGATGCCTCGCACCGTCGCTGCTTTCACCGACTACAGCCGTCGCTTGCTGATTCAATCCAGCGTTGACGTTGAGAACATGGTCCGCAGTGACCTTGCTCGTGTATTGGCTCTTAAGATTGACCTTGCTGGCCTTTATGGCACCGGCACCAACAGTGAGCCTCTTGGTCTGAAGAACACGACCGGAATCGGTACTGAAGACTTCGCTGCTAACACCCCGACATTCGCTGAGGTTGTTGCACTTGAGTCTGATGTTGCTGGAGCTAACGCTTTGCTCGGCAGCCCTGTGTATCTGATGAATGCTGCAATGCGCGGCGCTCTGAAGACTGCAGTTAAGGAAGCTGGCCAAGCTAGTTACATCTACGAGAACAACGAAGTCAACGGCTATCGCGGTGAAGTTAGCAACCAAGTGGCTGCTAATGATCTGTGGTTCGGCAACTTTGCTGATCTTTTGATTGGTTACTTCTCCGGCTTGGATCTCATGGTTGATCCTTACAGCAACAGCACAAGCGGCACCGTTCGTGTTGTAGCAATGCAGGACGTGGATATGGCCGTGCGTCATCCCGAGTCCTTCTCACGCGGTAACAACACTCTCTGATAAATGAAGATCCGTATCCTGAAGCAAACAATGCTTGGGGCGACGGTAGTCAAGGTGGGGGATGTCGTCGAGGCTCCCCTCCCTGACGCTCAATTTCTGATTGGTATTGCAAAAGCCGAACAGTACGTTGAGACTTCTTCTATTAGGGAAGAATCTATCGCTGAACCCGAAGTACTTTCCTGTCCACCTGTAAAACCTTCTTCCAAACGGAGAAAGACCAATGTTGCAAAACCTGGGCTCTAAGAGCTATCAGTTAGCAGTTCGCCCTAATGCGCTTTCTGCTTCCACGGGTGTTGGCTCTGCCATCGACCTGAATGACTACGAAGGCGACATCGTCTTCTCTCTCGACGCTTCCGCTGGTGGTTCTGGCATTACTTATGCCGTCAAGATCACCGAATCGGACACCTCTGGTGGTTCTTACACCGATGTTTCTGGCGGTGCCTTTACCACTACTAGCGCCAATGCAGCCCTTCAGGAGAAGATCTTCGTCAACTCCAACGACATGAAGCGGTATATCAAGGCTAGTGTCACTGTTGCTGGTGGCACTGGAACCGGTTTCGTCTCTGTCGTGGCCCTGGCCGCTAAGAAGTACGACTGATCATGAGTCTCCAAGATACCTTCGCTTTCTTAAATACAGACGAGTTTGGCGTTACTTGCCAGATTGGTGCTGGTGCCGATTTCGTTGGTATTTTGGATTCCCCAATGGATGTAATCGCGGGTGGGATGGCATTAAGTCGAGAGTATTTGCTAACTGCAAAAACCTCTGATGTCAGTGCTCTTGCTCGCGGTTCTTCTATCACTATTGCTTCTAACGCTTACACCGTTAGGGAAAATCGTCCTATTGACGACGGATTGTTTTCTGAGTTGTTACTAACGAAAGACTGATGGCAACCTTGAAATATGACAAGCGATCTGCATGGGCTTCGAGAAACCCAGTATTGCTAGCTGGAGAGGTTGGCATTGAACTTGATACTTTATATGAAAAAATTGGTAACGGTATAGATCCGTGGTCCAAGCTTCATTATTTTGGCAATCCTGGCTATTGGGGTGAATTTGCTGACGCAAGCGATCAGGCCGCAAGCGCCAATACGCCAACCGAAATCACTTTTAATCATTCTGTTGCCACAGAAAACGATGGCGTGAGGTTGGAAAATAATTCAAGGCTACTTGTTGAATATCCCGGCATTTATCTTTTTTCGTTTGTTTTGCATCTAGAGAACGACGACACTCAAATTCATGATGCACATTTTTGGTTGAGAAAAAACAATAGCGCCAGCGCGGGTAATATTCCTTTGACGACGTTGGCAGTGAGCGTGCTGGAAAAACATGGTGGCGTCCCTGGTCGTGCAGTGGCCTCTTTAGACCATACGCTCAATCTTGCTGCAAATGATTACATTGAATTGATATGGGCTCCAAGCAGCACAGAAGTCACGCTCAAGGCGGAGCCTGCAATAACAAGCCCATACTCGCGGCCCACAGCGCCTAGCGCGGTCTGCAATGTTTCTCAAATCTCTGCTGCCTAATTATGGCTGACACCAAGCGTGAACTGATTCTGGCCCGCATCAAGACAAACCTTGATTCAATCAGTGGTGCAACAGTTTATAGAAGTAGGGTTGAACCCTTAGCAAGAGGAGAGGTGCCTGCTGTCATTGTTGAGCCTGTCAATGATCAGCCGATTGACACTAACTTCTATGACAAGCTGGATTGGACTTTAAGGGCAAGGGTCACAACACTTGTACGCAATGACGTACCAGATGATGCGTCTGACACCTACACGCAGCAAGTGCATGCATTGTTGATGGCTGATCAAACGCTGAACGGATATGCGCTTGACTTGACGCCTGATCGAACTGATTTCAGCTTGTATGAGGCTGATGTCCCACTAGGAGTGATTAGCCAAGACTTCCTAGTCCGTTATCGTTCTAGCAGGACAGACCTGACTTCAGGTTGATCAATCGCTATTATTGTTATGCAGGTACCTAATCCTGGTGCGGGCGG